TTAGATATGATAAAGAGTTAAAAGCAAATGAAAAGTTATTATATGGTGAAATCACTTCATTATGTAATGATAAAGGTTATTGTTGGGCATCTAATAAATATTTTAGTGAATTATATAATGTTAGTACACGTTCAATAACTGAGTGGGTTAGTAATTTAGAAAGTAAAAATTATATATCTATACGTTATGATAAAGATAATAAAAGATATATATCAATACTTGATACCCTATGGAAGAAAACTTCTAGACCTATAGAAGAAAACTTCTATACCCCTATAGAAGAAAACTTCTACCATAATAATATAAATAATAATAATATAAATAATAATATTACTATTTATGATTATTATGAAGATAAAATAGGTCAATTAAGTCCTAATCAATATGAGTTATTTAATGATTTACTTGATAAGGTAGGAGAAGATAAAGTTAAAGAAGCTATAGATATATCTATAGGTAGTGGTAATAAAGTAAATCTTAATTACGTAATAAAAGTTGCTAGTAATCCTAAAATTATTAAACGTGTAAATGAAATGACTGTACCAAAATGGTTAAACAAATTTGAAAATTATACAAAAGAAGAAATGTCTGAAGAAGAACTTAAAGAACTTGAAGAAGAAATGAGCATATTTAAATGAGTATAAAAAGAAGAAACGAATTAGATACATATTTTGATAATACTTATGACATTAGAACAGTTTGTAAGTGTGGTAATAGAGTTAAACTACCAGTTATGAAATGTTATATTATATGTGACTGGTGTGGTAGAAAGATTAAAAACGAAACAAAAGCACGTTTTAAGTATATGTTAAGGAGGAAATTAAATGAAAGTGCTAGAAACGAAATACGAGATAGAAAAGAAAGATGATCACTATTGTTTATATAAAATAATATATACTGATAGTGGTGCTAATATCTATGGAGTATTTAAAGGTACAAGATTAGAGTGTGAAAATAAAAGAAAGGAATTAAAAAATGGAAACAAGTCTAATGGTAAATGATTATCCTGAACCACCTGAAGAAAAAACAAAAACAATAAGTGGAACTATTACAATAACATATACATTTGATAATGTAGAAGTACCCGAAGAGTGGTCTTATGGAGATATACTTGAAGATATTAAAGAAAATACAAGTGAATATAAAGAAAATTGCGAAGATATAGATATAGAACTTAGATAGGAGGAATTATGAGAAAGAGTTTGAAGAGTGACGTACTTAACTATTTAAAGAATCACAAAAAAGAAGGAATAAGTTTTATTGAGTGTTGGAATTGTTTTAATAAGATATGTTTAAGAGAAGCAATTAGAGATTTAAGAAGAGAGGGATACAATATAATTAGTAAACCTATTCTTAAAGACGGAAAACCTACCAACGCTTGTAGATATTTCTTAATGGAGGAATAAAATGGAAATAATAATTATAATTTTAGTTTTAATAATGAGTGTTTATTCACTTTATTGGTTTGGAAAATATCAAAAGATTATTGAGAGACAAGCAAACGAGATAGTAGACTTAAGAACTACTAATAATGCTTTAGTAAAAGTAATAGAAAATATAGGAGGAAATGAATAATGAAATATATTGTTAAATTTGGTAAATATTATTTAGAAGAATTTTATACAAGCGAAGATAAACCTAGTTTAAAATTTTTATCTTCTTTTAAACTTTCAAGTAATATAAATAGAGCTTTTGTTTTTAAAGAATATTTAGAGGCTGATTATATGAAAGATATTTTATGTGATAATTTAGAAATATTTGAAAATAGAGCAAGTTTCACAATTGAAGAAATAGAAGAGGAGAATGAATAATGGAAGCAAAAAACATTTATCAAAAAATGAGTGCAATTACAAATGAGTTAGGAGTAGTTGCTAAAAACTTAAGTGTAGATATGGGAAAAGGAAAATCTTATAAGGCAGTACAAGAAAAAGATATACTTGATGCTGTTAAACCTTTAGAAGAAAAATACGGAGTTTATTCCTACCCTTTAGATAGTAGAATAACTGATAGTGACGTTTTAGTTAAAGAAAACGATTACGGTAAAACAAATACGTTGTTTATGAGACTAGAAAGAACATATAGATTTGTTAATATAGATAATCCTGAAGATTATGTAGATATTAAATCTTATGGAGACGGACTTGATACTGGAGATAAAGCACCAGGTAAAGCAATGACTTACGCTGATAAGTACGCTTTAATGAAAGCATATAAGATAGCTACTGGAGACGACCCTGATAAAGATGCAAGTCCTGAAAATGGTTATTCAAAAACAAATAAAGAAACTTATAGAGAAAAGTTAATCAAATATTGTAATGAAAACAACATTGATTTAACTGAAATAAGTAAAGATTATAGTTTAAGTAAAACTTCTACTGAAAACGACTATAAAAAAGCATATGAGGACTTAACTAAATAATGCAAAAATCAGTAGAAGAAGATAGAAACTTATATATCGGAGGGTCTGATATACCTATCATAATGGGTATATCGCCCTTCAAATCTTACTATCAATTATTAAAAGAAAAAGTAGGAATAGAAGAACCTGAACACGTTGAAAATGAATACGTTGAGTACGGAAATGTAATGGAAGAAAAAATAAGAGATTATGTTAGTGAGTGTCACGAAACATTATTTAAAGAAGATAAATTAATAAAAGACGATATTCGTTGCCACGTAGACGGATTCAATGGTAATGAAATAATTGAGATTAAGACAACAAGTAGAATACATAAAAGGGTTAGAACTTATAAATACTATATCGTGCAACTTTTATTCTATATGATTAACTATGAAGTTGAATATGGTTATTTAGAAGTATATGAAAGACCTAAAGACTTTAATACTGAGTTTGATTCTGAAAGACTTACTGAATATTGTATAGGAATAGACGATTTTCAAGACTGGGTAGAAGAAATAAAACAAGCAGTAGAAAAGTTTAGAATAGATAAAAAAAGATTAGAAGAAAACGTATTGTTAGGAGAGGACGATTTTAAATGATAACAATAACAAGTGATAATGTAAAAGTTTGGAAAAACGAAATTACTAATAATAATGGAGAAACAAGAGTTTACTACACTTATTCAATAGCTAGTAAAATTACTGAAAATTCATATGAATATATGAGTAAACCTATTAAGTTTAAAAGAGACTGTGAACCTGGAGAAACTTGCAACATTAAGATTAACAACGCTTTTCAGTCCTTTTATAAAAAAGGTGAAGATAAAGTCGATTATCTTATGGTCTTAGATTATGAAATCATTGACGAAGAAAAACACGAATCTATAGAAAATTATAGACCTGAGATAACCGACGACGATCTTCCGTTTTAGGAGGTAATAATGGAATTGAATTTAAGGTTTGTTCCTTCATTTATGGAGTTCGAACAAGCAAAGTTAGAATTAGATAATTTAATAAATAAATTTCAAAAACAAGTTGAGTTAGAACATAGTTCATCATTTCATAGAGATATTATTTCAATGGATACAATAACTTTTGCTTGTTTGTGTAAAGATATAGGTTATATGCCTAAAGAATGCGCAAGATATAGAGGTTATCATATAGAAATAGACGATTCTCTACCAGCGTATCAATATAAAATTAGAAGGGAAGAAAAACAAATTATGAAACAAAAAATAAAATTTGAAATTAAACCTGGAGACTTATATTGGTTTGGTAGTGTACAAAGTGGTAAAACATTTAGAATATTAAATCCAGTACCAGTTAAATATATAATTAATAAAGGAACAACAATATTGTTTTGGGGAGACGGAGATAAAACTATTGTTAAACGTTCTAAGGACGATAAATTTGATAAAGAAAAAGCGTTCTTATGGGCGTACTTCTTAAAACATTGTGGTATGTCTAGAAGCAAAGCTAATAAATATTTAAGAGATTTGGAGTTTGAAGATAGTGAAAATATTAACAAGAAATAAAATATATGAAGATTTAAAGCAAAAAGAAAATGATCTTGAAGAGTTGATGATAGATTTAAACAATAAAAATGAAGATATTGTAAAATATAATACAAATAATAGTAGATTATGCGACGAATTAGAAAATGTATACGCTACATTAAAAACTATTAAAGAAACAACTAAAGATAAAACAATTGAAACGTTATGTATTTTAAAAATGCAAGATATTAAAAATATAAGTGGCGTATATGTATATGATAATTAGGAGATAATATGAAAAATAAACTTATAATAGCAAGTGTATTTATATTATTTTTAGGTATACTTGCTATTCTTAATTTACAAAAAAACGATAGCACTACTGAAAACGTGTTTTTAAGCACTACAACAGCAATTAGCGTTGAGACGACTAATTCTACCAAAACTACAAAAACAACTCGCAAATCGTCTGAAAAGACTACTACAAAGCAAATTAAGATAAATGAAAGTAAAATAACTGAATATTTATATCAAAGAGTTCTAGAAGAAGGCTGGAGTGAAAAAGATTATCAAGCTATAGTTAATATTGTAATTAAAGAAAGTGGTTTGAATCCAAACAACGTAAATAAATCTAGTGGTGCTTGTGGTTTATTTCAGGCATACCCTTGTAAAAAAGCAATTAAACAATACCCTGATTATATGACTAATTATAAAAGTCAAGTTAATTGGGGTTTGAATTATATTAAAGATAGATACAAAACACCTAGTAATGCTTGGAAATTTTGGCAAGAACATAAATGGTATTAAGGAATGATTATATGAAAACAATTAAAGTAATAGATTTATTAAACAAAATAGCAAATGGGGAAGAAGTACCAAAGAAGATAATTTTTTTAGGCAACACATATAGATATGATGAAATAGATAAAACATATGTTAGAAGGTGAAGATAATGAATAAATATCAAAAGAGTTTAATAGATTTTATGAAAACAGGAGAAATAGAAATAGAATTAAGGCATTTATCACAAAGAGAACTTATTAGATTAGTACAAGATTTACAACAAAGAATAAATAAATCAATAGAAAAACTTGAAAATATGAAAAATATTGAAGGTGGAACTAATTCAACTATATTACAAGTAATAAAAGAAGTAGAAGAAACTGTATCTATATTAAGAGGTGAAGAATAAATGACACCAGAAATTTTTAAATTTTATTTATATAATAGTGGATTGTTATTAGCTGATAAAGAAGAATTACGAGATAAAATATATGAACTACTAGATATAATATTTAAAATTGCTGATTTATGTCATAAAGCTGGAATTGACTTGAATACAGTACAAAAAATGGTAGAATTGCAAAAGTTAGGAAGTGAAAATAATGTTAAAGATTAAAGATAATGTAGATTTAAAAGATAAAAAAGTTGTAAAAAAGTTATATCAATGTGGTTTACACTATGAATGGTTGCTTAATGGAAAATATGAAACAATAACAGTTGTTAAAGATAAAAGTAAATCGTTGAACAAAAAAAATATAGTAGAAGAATATAATCCAAATGAAAGATTTGATTGTGATGAACTTATAATATTCCTAAATGATGAATATAAATCAATACAATTTAGAAATGAATATAATGAAACAAATAGTGAAGTTTATAAAAAACTGGAAAAAGAAGGTTTAGTAGAAAATGTAAATGGTGAAGATAATGAATAATTGTAAATTTTGTAAAGGCTATTATGAAAACTTAAAAACAGAAAAAAACAATATTTTTGAAAGTGTTATTATTCAATTAGAAAATAATAAATTAGAAATACTTAATAAAAATGTAAATAGTGTTTATTGGAATAACTTATATTCAATAGAAATAAAATATTGTCCAATGTGTGGTAAAAATTTAGAAAAGGTAAATGGTGATAAATAATGATATATGTAGGTTATCAAGGAATAGGTAAATCAAATATAGCAGGTAAAAATAATTGCATTGATTTAGAAAGTGGAAACTTTTGGGTTAATGATATTAGAAATGACAATTGGTATAAAGAATATTGTAATATAGCAGAGCATTT